TGCCAGTACAAGGTACCCTAGCCACCTTGGGAATCTTGGGGACCCTAGGACCACCAAGGTTCACCTCCCCCCTAAGGACCCCAATCTCATCACGCAATGCACGGAGTTCGGTCAGAATTTCGTCCATTCTCCTTGAAAAGGGGGTGTGGAGGGAGCTACTTAGGTGCGGGAATTAACATAAAGGATTTCTATTTTCCCCTTTACCATAGTTTTTCCAATGATTTTTAGCACCTTCGATATTATTCGCACCAAACGCATTCTGTAAATCTACATACCTATCTAAATAACACTGTGCATTATTATCGTCTAAATCAGTGGGCGGGGCCATCCTAGGCCCATCATCATTACCCCCACTACTGAATCCAAAATCCTCGTCAATTGTTTGTTTCATCATATCACGGGATTGATTAATCCTGTCCGGTGAAGCATTTTTTACCTCCTTACGTTGTCTGTCATTCATGTTGAAAGGTGGTTTACTTCCATGTGCATCTAAAAATCTTTGAACTATAGGGAACCAGATGTCAGATTTGTCGACTTCATCTTTGAGCGAAGTTTTCATTTCACTTATGAGTAGCTTATATGTGGAGTCTGGTCCCTTAGAAACTTGTTCTTCAGATAAATTCGTAATACTTGCGACTGCATCTTTACCAACCTCTTCAATCATAGTGGCGACGTTATCAGCGTCCTCCTTTGAAGCTATAAGTGTGTTTCCAAACTTTACAGTTTCTGGTCGTTCGAGAACAGCTACGATGATGTCAATAGCCTGTTCGAGAATAGTACCAGCAATGGTGTGAGCTGTACTGCCCCCTGAGCGATACATCTCAGTCTTGGAGGAGTTTAGGATTTGGTACTTCATATCCTTGAGGTCAGCAGCGACAACTAGGGCGGCTGGGGCTGCTGGGATCGCCTTGGGTTTTTGCATAAAGCGATTGACTAGAAGAAATCCAACAATCGCAACAACAACTGCAATTATAACCTGATTTCTTTTGATTTTCATTATGTATTACGTAGATATTTTAATCTTAGAACTTGATTCTATCACGAATACCACCTAATGTTGGTGGGGGTGTAGCTTTGGCTTTGGCTATTACAGGAGTTACCAATTTCACATCAGTTTTCAGGTCATTTAAAGTAGATGTAGATGTATTTTCAGTTGGGGGGGTCACAAATTCAATCTGATTACCTACGGCAGGTGGTAGAGTTATGGGTGGTAGCGGTTCACTCACTTGAGTATTGGCACCAGCTTTTTTCACTGGGAAATCGTATACGATTTTTGGTCGTAATAGACCAGTTGACCTGTACATTACACTAAATATAATCAGATACTGACCTATATTTAAATCTACACCTGGTTTAATAAGTTTCCCATCTCTCATGAGTTGTCTTTTATCATTTAGTTTATAGTTTTTCATCATCTCATACGCTTCGGGTGTTTCTAAAAGTTCTAATTTCCCATTCCATAAATCATCCATGAATTTTTCAATTAATTCATTTCCATCTTTATCAGAAATACTCTTTACACGACCATCTTCAACCCTTGTATAATAAAGACAATCTAAAGTTCCGTCTGGGCATTTATTTGTCTGTTTATCAAATGTGATTGCAGAACCATTAATATTTGTATCCATAGGGTTGTACGCGTATGTTTGATAACCATAATCAATGTTGTCAGGCATAACTATATAATTCTCTACCATTAAACCGTTATCGGTGAATCTAATAGTTTCGGGTTCAGGTTCAGGTGTGTCACCACTGATAATATCAGAAACTAAAGAACCATCTTCGTTAAGTTCTGGGGGGTTTCCCTGTTCAGTCTGATATTTGATATAGGCTTGTTCTTGTAAATGTTTTATTTCTTCAGATCTAGCCTCTTTTTCAGTATATTCAACACCTTCACCACTAATAGTAGTACCCGTGACGGTTGTTGTCTGACTAGAACCTTTCATAGTAAAATAACCAATTACTGCTAATAATATTATCACGAGGATGACAACAATGAAATAGATGATAGAACCAGAACCACCCCCTGAATTCATAACTATATTCTCCCCTGCTACAGGAGCTACCATAGGATTTAAGTTTACTATATCCATTTGTATTAATTGAGATTATTTTCTTGGATTACATTAAAATGGAAAGACCAGTCAGTACTGTTCTGATGGAAGCTATCGTTATCGGTCTCATGAACCTGGCTATTATCATGGCCCTATCCAAAGTTGGCACTGGTCTCCCACACCTGACCGAATATGTCATCGCTGGTGCCCTCATCCACATCATCTTCGAATATACAGGTGGCAACAAGTGGTGGTGCACCCAAACTTACAAATTGTAATGATGTCTCAAGTAGTTCTGCCGCTGTCTCACATCATCAATCTCAATCTCCAAATTCCTCTTCAATTCACTCGACTCGTCAATTAACCTCGCGATTCGATAGTTTTCGAACATTGTATAGTCTTCGTAAATTTTTTTCTCGAATTTCTTACTCGTGTACTCCTTACGGTCTGCTGGTGAAAAATTAGCCCATTCTGTGATTCGAACATAGTTTTCAAATGTAGCTTCATCTGTTTCGTTTTCATCGAAAATATCCATATCCAAGATTGGAGTCTGTGCACTAAAGTGTCTCATAGCAGCCTCCCTAACCTTCTTAGTGATACGTTGAATAGGCTTTAGGGTTCTCAAACTCGTTTTAGCAATCTTCAAATCAGCCAAAAGTCGTCGAATCATATCCTCGTTCTGTGTCCACTCATCATACCACTCAGGTTGCCAAGGTTCGTCGTCACTGTCATCCTCATCCTCATCACTTTCACTGTCGGATACCACATTAATGAGTCGGTGAACATCTACACCTGGTTGAACCACCTGAAAAGGGACAGCTGTACGTGGTCGACGGCTGTCCCTGACAGGGGGGTCCTCGTGTTTTGGCATGTTGTCGTGCACTTTCTTCAAATTATCACACATTTCCAAGTAGGTGCCCTCAGGGATCATCTTGGAAATGTCGTCAATGCATGACATCAAACTTTTTAAGTTATCCATGGTGAATAAAAACTTAAATTTTCAGGCGTTTTTGTTTTACTTAGGTTTATAACGATTCTAAATGCCCGTCAGATTCTTCAAGCCACATAATTTTTTTTATAACTGAATTTCTATACTTTGCCCTAAAGTCATTTTCAACCTCAATATATGTTTTACACTTTTCCCTGAATTCAGCAGTAGTTAAATTCATCTCTTCGAGTGTTAAGTCACTAGGTATATCCCCATATATCATACAACAATGCCTCATAACGGTCTCTCGAACTGTTTTGGTGATTCTCTTCAGTGGTTGATTCGTATCAAGTTCGTCTTCTAAATAACGGATTTGTCCATGAATAAAATCACTATCCATTCTCAAACCCATGTCATAATAATAGTCGTAAAAATACCGAAACGTATCCACATGTTCAATGGGGGGTATCCGAAAATTATCATACTCAAATAGAAAAACAGGGTCTGTTCTCACCTCGTATGCTTTTTTTAAAAGATTACAAACTTCCAAGTAATCCCCCTCGGGTAATAGAGTAGAGTTTTCATCCATTATTTGCATGACACGTAAAAGTTCTGTCATCTTATTGTAATAGTATGTATTTTTTCTAAGTGGCTTAAAATTATCTCATATAATCAGAGATATGTATAAAACAGTATGTCAAACTGGTAATAGGTTATGGTGCTTTTCTCGTGACCTAAAAACTCTACTCATGTCTCACACCTACGAAAAGGATATTGACTTGTTGGGAGATGATTAACAAAAGTGAGTATGTAAATGATCAACTTTTCGGGTCGCAGCACTTCTCGTCATTTCAGGGTCATTTTCAACTTCTTCTTCGGTTAGAACCCTTACTTCATCATCATCATCTTCATCTTCATCTTCCTCATCCTCGTCCATCTCACATGCAAGGCATTCTCCGTCAAACATGTGACATATATGCTCTCCACGCTGAACCATTTTACGCACATCGGGGTCGTGCATGATATCGTCATCATCAGCACGTTCTACACGTTTTTTTATCTTTTCACTTTCAAGTTCTTTGACGCGTTTCTGAAGTCTCTTGATTTCATCGTCGAGTTCCTTATCGGTCCACTCGTCAAAAGCATTAGATGTGGTGATTGTTTCCGCCTTCGCGTACCATTCAGGGGGTGGTGACGGCATTTCAACGAAAATACCGGGAGGGAGTGGGTGGCTTCGGGAACATCCCATGTTTTTTATTGAAAAATATAAATTCTATGATTCACTTAGGTATGCCATTATATCAGTTTCCATCAGAGATAGTTTATTGGACTAATGTAAAAGAACATGAAAATATAAAATCAAAACTATTACAAAAAATTGACGACATACAAGCTATCGAAAAACTTAATAATCCATTTGATTGTATAATGACTACAAATTTTGGTAAATTGAAACCGAATGTTTCTACTATACATAATTTCTTAGATCAAGAATGTATTCAAAAAATGTTTATACAACCATTTAAAGAATTTTTAAAAGATACAGATGTATTTCAAATTAAACCAAAAAACTTTGTAATGTATCAATATTGGTTTAATAAATATGAGAAAGGGGATTTTCAAGAGATACACGATCACTGTGTTTCGAATTTTGAACCAGGTAGCTATCCAACATTGTCAGGTATTTATATATTGAAAAGTGATGATGAACCCAATTCTACAACATTTGAAATAAAAGATAAAAAGGGTATTCCATTTCACCCAACAAAAAAGAAAATGGTGTTTGATACTTCGAATGTGGATGATATAAAAGAGGGTACACTTATTCTATTTTCATCAACACTTTCTCACTTGGTTAAACCAATAAAAACGGATGGTAGAGTAACTATAGCATTTAATATAGCATGTAAATTTGATTAATATTTTTTATTAACTCTATACAGGTATGGAACACATACGAAAGATCATGGAAATCATGGACGATGATGAGATGTTCCCAACAAGGAATGAGTGGGCGTACGTGAAGATATCAAATGAACTCAAGAAATTACATTTCAAATTAAAAGAACTCTCAAGGTTCACCCCAGCTACAATCAACCCTTCAGCTCCCCCTCGTATTATTAGAGACGCGTGGCGGGACCTCCATACTTTACGTCTCAGACCGAGGCGTTAATCCACGTCCATCATTGTTACCTCTACATGTTGATGCATCGACTGTCTCGGTGGAGGGTAGTATGCACCAGGTTCAACTGGGTCAGACCACTCTTCATGTAACTCCTGTAAAAATTCACGTAGACCTGGGTTCTCACGCTCTTCGTCATCATCAAGTTCTCTCCATTGTTGATGAAATTGTTCTCGGTCTCGCTGCGCAGCCGTATCGGGGTCAGATGGCAGTTCGTCATCCATCCACTCACGTGGTTGCCCATCTGGAATTTCATGTGTTGGGTGAAACACCGGGGGTCCTTGTGATGTTTCATCACTCACCCACATAGGGATGGTTTGGTTTAGAAAGGATGGTGGCTTCACATGTTCCCGCAACTCCTTGATAGTATCACACAACTGTAGATAATCCCCCTCCGGGATATTTTCCGAGTTCTTGTCAACAAGCGCCATTATTTTATGAAAAAGGTCCATTTTTATAACATACTATTATCCTATCATCCCCACATAACTTAGGTTGCTGAAAGACTTAGAGCTTTTTTTTACATTATTTTCGATATCCTCAAACTCTTGAAATAAATATGTAATATCATCACCACGATACTTAGCTTGTCTCACCTTTTCAACAAAATTTTGCATTCTTCTATCGAAATTTTGCAATTCACCCCTTGTCTCCACGAATGACAGTAACCTTTTACACTTCGTAATGAGAACTTCTAAATCCATCCTCCTTTCCATTTGAATATTTCTCTCCAACTGAATGTACAGTTTTTCAAAACATTCGTTATACGCCTCAATTACAGAGCCTACAACCATTAGTTCTTTCATAGATTTTTTACCTTGAACAGGTCTCGGGGCAACGAGATCGAGGACCGAACGTATGAAATCGAACGGCATTTTTTGGGTGCTGGGGGTGGTTCGATTGGGGTAGTACAGTGAATAACTTCTTCCCAAATTATACGTTGTACGTCTGGACACAGAGGAGCAGTAGCCTGAAGAAATGCAAGTCGTAGGTCGTCTGTGGCCAAACCGGAGATTCCAAGGGGTACACTTGAATGAACAAAGAGTTCGTTGATGGGGAGAACGTATTCAGACATTATTCAGAATCACTTGAATTTACTTCTCTTTCCTTTTTACTTAGGTTTAGTTCAATTGCAATTTTCTCGAGTTCAACATCAAGTATGAAACGGTATGGGGCATCCCACAGAGCACATTTTATCCAGCTGTATGTATTAGTCATGTAATAGGGTCCCATGTATATGAAGGTTTGACAAATAGCCTGGATGTAAATCATTGTTTATTTAATAGTGCCATTCTTTTTTATACTCTTTAAAAATGTGTACATATCAACGATTCCAGCTATAGCTATTCCTCCCGTAAAAATGACAGTTTGTATTGCGATTCGAGAGTGCATAATATAATCTTTAGTGATATTAGAAATGTTGCTTGACGACATACCTAAAAAGGTTCAGTACATCATTGTAGATTCCGATTTCGTGAATGGTACAAACAATACATTTTCCCTAGACCTCACACTTCAATCTAATACACATGTCGAAGACATGAGTAGGGTACTGGGAATTAAGATGGTCGATTTTTACATCACTCAAATGGGAGCCAGTGGTACAGGTGGTAATACAGATATAGCAAAATATGTTGATATAGTATGCCCAGAGATTCCAAAGGTTGCTCAAATTCTTGACGAGAGACATGGTCAAGTGTTGGCGAGAGTGCCACTCGAAAGACATTTTTCAGGAAGTAATAGTTTTATTTTAAGAGATAAACAATGGAAACGATTTCAACAACAAACAAATTACTTCAATCCTATATCGATTAAGAAATTGAATTTTACAATTAATGAAAAACAAGATGATGGTGACTATTTAACTCTTAAACCAGATGCTAAATGGTATATGATTCTTGAGATTACCACAGTAAATGTAAAGGAGAAACCAAAAGATAGAGAACTTCAAATCCTAAGGGCACTTGAAAAGTTATTACAAAAAATTGATAGACTCAATGAAAATGTTGAAAGACTTCCAGATAAACCACCAGATGAAAATCCTAAAAAGTATTCATTTGGTTTATTGGTCGCTGTACTGGCTTCAATTCTTGGTGGTTTCATGTGGTGGGTGAATAAATCATCAGTGTCACCAGTATAAAATATCACTGAAGTATATATGGGTCTAGGGATTTTACGTGCGGTGAAAATGACGTCCATCGTAGGTAAAAGGTTTTTACATCTAGGAAGAAAAAATGGTAATAAGGGTATAGCAGCCCGTGTTTCCCCATACATTATAGATATTATGAACAATCCCATACTATCAATTGATCATATACATAATATATGTAACATGATGGCAGAAACAGAGTTACTCACAGGTGTTATACGCTTCGTTACTGTAATTATGTCCATCAGAAGATTTTTATAACTCATTCTTCAAACGCTTCATCACCATAGAGCTCCTCCAAAGTTTCAAGCATTTCATGTACATCCTTGAGAGTAGATTTTGTCGAACGTAGGTTCCATCCAGCCAATACCTTCATTTTATCGGTTGCAATCTTATATTTAACAATCTGTTCTTGTAAATCATTAATAGTTACATTTTCAACTTCAGGTGTTGGTGGTGGTTTTTGTTCCATAGCGAATCTATGTGGTCGAACTGAAATACCTGTAGAGTGCTGACGCCAATGACGCCCGTTACTTTTTTTTTCTTTCTTTTCAGCCGTGTTATAAATACGTGTCGGTGCGTAAGCAAGGGCAATCATGTATTTATAATAGGGGTTTTGACTTTATATCTATTTCATTGATTAAGCAGTGGTAGGAGCCTTCTTCTTGGGGACAGTCTTCTTAGCAGGGGTGGTTGGGACAGTAGCGACTGGTTCAGCGGTGACAGTAGCAGCGGGACCTGTAGGACCAGTCACACCGGTCGCACCACGAGGACCAGCGGGACCAGCGGGACCAGCGGGACCAGCGGGACCAACTCCACCTGAGCCACCTGAGCACTCCTGGACAATCTTGGTTAGAATACTGTAAAGGCGACCCTTGTCGAGTCGGGTGCGCTTGAGTTCGTCTTCAATATCTTTGAGGAGAGGATTCATTTTACTATATATAAAAGAAAGATTATCTTTATACCAAATGATAATCATCGGCCCTAAACTTCTCACGGGTATTGGACAACATGCACAAAAATATACGAAATTGTTCCTTCCTGGCTCATCATACCATGAATTTGGTAGTGAGCTTCCTGAAAGTGAACATGGTCTAGTATTTACTATACCCATTAAGCAACACATTGAGTATATCACTTACGCAAAAACTAAGGTAAAGAATCTCGCCTGTATGACTGTATGTGAAACTGAGACTGTACATGAGGACTATGGTCTAATTATGAAAGAATTCAAACGAGTTGCCGTGCCAAGTGAGTTCTGTAAAAGAGTGTTATCTAAACAGTTTCCTGATAATGAATTCTACATCATTCATGCACACATCCCCAAACCAAAGGAGAAACCGTATACATTCTACCATATCGGAAATATCATGGACCCTAGAAAGAAGTTTCGTGATATACTGTCGGCATTTGCTCGTCTAAATGAACCAAATACACGACTCATTGTCAAGGCCACAAGTAATCAAGATATACAAATCAAATTCCCAAATGTAGAAATTATAAATGGCCTGGTTTCGGAAGAAGAAATGGACACTATCCATAATAGGTCGGACTGTTATGTGAGTTTTTCACACTCGGAAGGGGTTGGTATGGGTGCTGTAGAAGCTGCTATGCGAGATAAAGCTGTGATTATTACGAATTATGGTGGAGCACCTGAATATATCAAGACACCCTACACGATTGACTGTGGACTTCAAGAATTGGAGATGGATGATTTCCTCTTCAAAAAAGGTATGGTTTGGGGTAAACCAAACTTTGACCAACTCTTGGAGTTCATGAGACATGCATATGATAATCGTGTTCGTTATATGAACCACGAACACACTAAAAATCTAGTTGGGAGGAAGAATGTATTAGAAGAATTCATTCTGAATGTAATTGGTACCGAAAACGATAAGACCAATTAAGGCAGTACCACTCATCAATGAATCTCGCTGGGCAATGCTAGTCATCACGAGTTCATCTACGACGTGAACACCAGTGGGTTTGGTAATGATACGGGGGAGGAGCATATTTATGGCAATGTAAAGAGCCATCGCTATTATTACAGGTCTAAGACTCTCTTGATCTAACATTTACAGTACACTGGGATTATATTTGAACCTTCTTCCCGAGAGGAACTTTATCAATCCTATGTTTTTTGCAAAAATCTCCACACACTGCCCTAAATGAACAAGGCTTTCCAGTCATAGTAGTTGCCTGGCAGGTTTTGGCGTGTGTTCGTGATGTCACAGCCACTTCTGGTGGCTTGTCGAGAACGATAAGTTGTCTGTCAGACTTCTTTTGTTCATGTTTCTTGTAAGACATCTTACACTTCCAGGTTGCATCAGCTAGGTGATAGCATCGGTCATCTGGTTCCTTTACACGGTACATCTTCATCGCACTAGCCATGCATTGCTCCCAGGTTGCATCACGGATGACTTCCATTTTTAGAACTTACTTTTTAACATTTTTGAAATTAACTTAGGTGCTTAAGCTTCACCTCCAATTTCTGCGAGGTAGATGTCAACCTGCCCCGCAAATTCTGGACACGTTTTAGTAGTCTTTTTAGTGACCATATCTTGTACATTAATCACATGCTCTTTGAACTTCTTGACATTTATACCAGTGGCATTATGAATCTGTGATTCAGTCGCAATATCCTTGAGTGCGTATAGGTAGGCGGTTGCATAGTTCGCGTGAAGTATGGCTATAACTGGGGACTTATCTTGCTGCGCTGCCGTGGCATACCGAGCAGATTGCCTGACAAGTTTCTCAATTGAACTTTTCAGACCCCTGGACTTATTCTGCATCATCACAACAAGAATGAAAATTGCAATAATCAAATAGAAGTACATCTCTTCCTATCGTATCCAAAGAAAATATTACTCTACATTAATGTCCACAGATCCTGACTTATGTGTAGTGATGGAAACCCTGGACGAATACAGGAATGAACTACCCGAAGGAACTTATATTAAAGTATGTGCATCCACAACAAACTAAAAAAACCAATAATAGTTCTACCCAGGTTCAAAGAAATTTGTGTACCGGTAGTTGTTGCAACAGCTATTGAATTAGTAAAGAGAGTTATCTCACCTAAGTAAATCACCGACAATTTACAAAGTAAGATAAAATGGAAAAGCTTCAGAAATACCTTCTAGACGAGCATGGTTACGATCTTCCCGAAGGATGGGAAGTCAAATATTCACAAAGACGTAAACATGGTGCTAGACCCGATCCATATTACTACTCACCTGATTCGAAAAAAGATAACCTTTCGTCGAGTTTGAGGTCAGTCAAAGATGTAGAGAGGTATCTCGGATTTTCCCAAACTACCAAAAAGTTACCCGATGCATCTTATATCTACATTATGACAACTGACTCCTTCCAATATGTAAAAATTGGTGAATCAATACACCCTAATCAAAGAGTTCGTGAACTCAACACCGGTGTTCCACACAAGTTCCATATTCACAAGGTATTCAAATCCCCATTCCCATTCATAAAGAATAAAATCACCATGTCTTCATGTAACACAAAAAAGATAGAGGACATCTTTCACGCTAGATACGATCATGTTCGTGCACCAAATGGTGAATTTTTTATGGTTGATCCAGATGTGGTTATAAATGAATTTGAGATGGACATTGAGTATCTGACAATGTGTCAAGAACATACACCTGAATTAGTTAACAAGTATTTGGATTTACTTTTAGATATATCAAAACTTAAAAGTAAGTTAAGAACCTAAGTTAGAGTTTTGAGTTGTAATAAAGTCAAGAACCATGGAAAGTGTCCAAAAACTCACTCACATTGAACATATTCTCAAGAGACCTGACTCGTATGTCGGTCCCGTCGACCTGAATGTCGAACCGTATTGGGTTCTCAACGGTGATAACTCACAGTTTGAGAAGAATAACCTCAAGTATTCCCCAGCTCTCTTGAAAATCTTCGATGAAATCCTCGTCAACGCGGTTGACCGCAACTCTATGCATCCCAAGCATGTCACTTCCATCTCTGTCGCTATTGATAAAGTCAGTGGTTCGGTGACTATAGAGAACAATGGTCCCATCGGTGGTGTCGGGGTTCGTATACATGAGAAGGAAGGTATTTGGAATCCAGAATTAACATTTGGACACCTTCTCACAAGTACCAACTATGATGACAGTAAGAAGCGGGTAGTTGGTGGACGCAATGGCTATGGTGCCAAATTGACGAACATCTACTCCTCCTCGTTTTCTATCGTCATCAAAGACCACGAGACTAAACAAACATACACCCAAAAATGGTCTAACAATATGACTGTGTGTGAACAACCAAAAATCAAAAAACATGCGGGTGCTACGTCATCCGTTTCTATAACGTTCACCCCTGATTGGAGAAGGTTTGGGATGCCCAAGATGGATTTCGCCATCTATAAGATTTTCCAAAAGAGGGTGTGGGATGCGAACATCTGTACAACCCCTAACTGTAAGGTTAAGTTCAATGGAGATGTTCTCCCCAAACAAAACTTTGATGCGTATGCCAAAATGCATGAAGGTGTAGGGGAGGTGTGTTCCTTTTCCAATGACCGTTGGTCCGTGTGTATCGGTCCTTCAGAGAATGGCCTAGAACAGGTGTCGTTTGTTAATGGTATTTGTACAACCAGAGGTGGGACCCACGTAGACCATGTGGCATCCCTAGTTGCTGGGGGGATTATTGAGGAGATGGCCAAGAAGATTAAGTTGAAACCTCAACAGGTCAAGAACACCTTCAATATCTTTGTAAAGGCAACCCTTGAGAATCCAGCCTTCTCAAGTCAGGTAAAGTCTGAATGCACCCTTAAAGCTCAAGACTTTGGCTCCAAGTTTGAACCTCCAAAGAACTTCATCAAGAATGTTCTCAAGACTGGTATTCAAGATGAACTCCTCGCACTCTCCAAATTCAAGGAGATGAAGGAACTAAAGAAGACTGATGGTGCTCGTAAGTCCAAAATCACTGGGATTCCCAAATTAGATGACGCCAACAAAGCTGGTACTGCACAATCTAATAAGTGTACATTGATTGTGACTGAGGGTGATTCAGCAAAGACCCTCGCAGTTGCAGGTCTCTCTGTAGTTGGTCGTGACCACTATGGTGTCTTCCCACTTCGGGGTAAGTGTAAGAATGTGAGAGATGTTTCCGTTTCACAACTCACCTCTAACCAAGAGTTTAATGATCTCAAGAAGATTTTGGGTCTTCAACAAGGTAAAGAATACAAGGATGTGTCAGAACTTCGTTATGGTCGTCTCATGATTATGACAGATGCAGATAATGATGGTTCTCACATCAAAGGCTTAATTCTAAACATGATTCACTATTTCTGGCCAAGTCTCCTCAATTTGGGTTTTGTCGTGAGTATGGTCACCCCAATTATCAAGGCATCCAAGGGGTCAGACTCCAAATCCTTTTACACAGATTCAGCATTTCGAACCTGGTATGGTGATGGGAAAGCTGGGTGGCGTATCAAGTATTACAAGGGTTTGGGTACCTCAACCTCAGTAGAAGCTCGGGAGTACTTCAAGAAGATTCAAGAACTCACGGTTAGATTTGATGTAGATAGGATGACCAACGAATCGATTGTTCTTGCGTTTGATAAGAAGAAGGCGGATGCGAGGAAAACCTGGCTTCTCGACAGTACCGCTAAGGATGTGAGGGAACTCGAAGTGCCTTATGGACACGTCAAACAGTTGAGTATCACAGACTTTGTTCATAAAGACCTGGTCAATTTCAGTCTTGCGGACCTAAAGCGTTCGATTGCCCATGTCGCAGATGGACTCAAACCATCCCAAAGGAAAGTTATGTATTCATGCTTTCAAAGGAATCTACAAGGTGAGATGAAGGTTGCCCAATTGGCAGCCTATGTCGCTGAGAAGAGTTCCTACCATCATGGTGAAGTGTCTCTCGCAGATACAATCGTAAAGTTGGCGAATGACTATACGGGTTCTAACAATATCAATCTTCTAGAACCATGTGGTCAGTTTGGTACACGACTCATGGGTGGTAAGGATGCCTCACAAACCAGGTACATTTTCACACGGTTGACTAAAGAGGCTCGTAGTGTTTTTGATGCTAAGGATGACGCCATCCTCAACTACCTCGATGATGATGGGAGGTCTATCGAACCAGATTTTTACATGCCAACTATTCCAATGGTTCTGGTGAATGGGACTGAAGGTATCGGTACAGGGTTCAGCTGTTATGTTCCACCCTTCAACCCCAAAGATATCAAACAGAATATTCTTAACGTCATCGGTGGGAAAGCTATCAAGAGAATGAAACCATGGTTTAGGGGATTCAAGGGTCGTATTTTCGAACAGGATGAGGTTTGGGTCACTGAAGGTGTTTGGAATATAATTGGTAAAACAATCAAGGTATCCGAGCTACCACCAGGTCGTTGGACACAAGACTATAAGGAACACCTTGATATGCTTGTAGAAAAGAAGGTCATCAGTGGTTTCACCAATAACAGTACAACAGAAGATGTTGATTTTGTTGTTCAGGAGTACACCGGCAAAGATATCATCAAGGACCTCAAACTCCAAAAGACTGTCCGTACAACAAACATGCACCTCTTTCACCCAACGAAGGGTATCCACAAATACGAGAGCCCTGAACTCATTCTAAAAGACTTCATCGAACTCCGTCGGCACTATTACATTAAAAGGAAAGAGCATCTCATCAAGGTTCTTGAAGCCAAAACGAAGATGTGTGGCTACAAATCCCACTTTGTTACCATGGTTATCAATGGAAGTCTAATTGTTTTTAAGAGGAAGAAACAAGAACTCGAGAATCAACTGTCTACATTGAATTTTCCCAGGATTGGTGGAACCTATGATTACCTCCTAAACATTAGAACTGTTCAATATACAGAGGAAAGTGTTCGTGAACTTCTCAAGGAATCCAAACAGGCGAAAGCAGAACTCACGAGTATGATGACCACGAGTCCAATGAGTATGTGGGAGAATGATATTAAAAATATGTAGTTATTCTCAAAAGGTCGTGAGATAAGGGACAACCACTATAAAAAACAAATAGAATGGATTACACTTGAATGAATTTTCTATATAAAAAATAAAAGTTGAAAGAGGTTGTCCCGTAGGAACGACCTTTTAGCTGAAGATTTGATGAAATATGGTTAAAAATATTTTATAAGATGTCTGATGAAGATACAAGTAAACGTGGGGAAGAACTCAGGTAGAAAACAGAACTCACGAGTATGATGACTACAACTCCAATGAGTATGTGGGAGAATGATATTAAAAATATGTAGACAATAGATAAGTATGGGTGAAGCTGCAAAGATTTCTCTCAAAGCTATTGGAAAACAGGATACACACCTACTTTCCAAAGACCCAGAAGATTCATTCTTTAATTATAAGAATGATAAGATACACTCAGACTTTATAAAATATCATAGAAGTCGTAAGGTTATTAATCCCGGTGCTATTTCAGGTTGGCCATTTGGACAAACTATCAAGGTTCAATTTAATCCTCAAAACATGGGAGACCTTTTGAGCAACATGTGGCTGAGTATCACAATGCCACGTCTTACAGATTTTGGTAGTGGTAAAAATTATGCCGACCAATTGGGGAGGCATATACTGAAAAGTATCACGATGGTTGTAGATGAGTTAGAAGTTGAAACAATCCATGATGATTGGGGTATTCTTTATGATGAACTTTATTTAGAAATGTCTGAAAAGGTGGCGAATAGATTTCTTATTAACAGAAATATAGGTTATGATGACTCTACATTAGCAGCATTTAATGACCTTTCACGATATTCTGCAGACCTTATGATTCCTTTACACTTCTTCTTTTCTAGGAAATATGCGAGTGATGAATATTCATCGAATAAACCAAATCGTCCCTATTTCCCTGTGTGTGCCGTGCATCGCCAGAATATCGAGTTTGTTCTCGAATTCCACGAACAAACATTCTTCACTGATACTGGTACTACCCTCGAACTCCCCGAATTTAAACTCATCACAGAAGAAATTACATTAAATCCCGAAGAACGTCAGTATTTAGCAAATGAGAGACAAACATTCATAACTGATATTGTACGCAGACACCCCAGTATTATAAGTACACCAAATGATACAATGATTCGAAACAATCTCGTCCCCAACATTCCAGTCAAATGTATTCATTGGTTTTTAAGAAACACTAAATTCGAAGATGCGAATGATTCAACCGGTGGTAAATTTATACAAGAAGAAAAGTATTACCAGAATAGATTTAATTTTTCATCTAATGTACATTTTGATGAAACTGGTACATTCTTCTATCCCATAATGGATGAAGCAAGTTTTTACATCAATGGAAACAGATTACCAAATGTTTCAAAAACAAATCATCATTATTATAAATATCTCATTCCATTTAGAAATAGATTAGCAAGGCCTATCAGAAATATATATACGTATAGTTTCTCGATGAATCCGATCAATGTGGAGCCATCGGGGAACTTGGATTTTAGTCAAATAAAATCTGATAAAACATCTATAGAAGTGAAGCTTGATACATCAGCCACTTCACTTGTAGATACATCTAGTAATAATTATTCCCTAAACATGTATTACACGGGTTATCAGACCTATATATTTGAAAAGGGATTCATGTCACTTGCTTATTAAAAAGGGAATTCTTATGATTTGAGATGTAGTCTATAATATTATTCTTAATACACCATTTGATGAAGTTCAACTGTGCCAGAGTTGTATGAATTTCATGAGATGTTCCAGGAATAGTATATGGAAACTTTTGTGAACGACAAAATGGGTCGAACAGTTTCTTACTGTATCCATCTAGACTAGATTTATACGCACAATGAACGGTAAATAGTTTTCCGTCATGTGTCGTATACATAGTATTATTTTTTTTTGCATAATTTGTGATAAACCACTCGAGATTTCGAAGTGATATACCACTGGTTTTATCTAAAATGTTCATTAGCTTAGTTCGATTCTTTTCTTCATTGTAAAAATTATTTATTGATGTTAGTAGAATGGTCGATTTACTCATTACTAAATGAATGGACACAAATCTATAAGCCCGTTTTTTATTTCACACCCCGGACAGCCCCTTACAAACATTTGTTCGGGTCCATGGGTATGGGTATCCTTACTCGAAAGTTCTCGTTTTTTTATTTTTTCACCTTTAACTCTATGAAATTTACAATATCCACCTTCGAGAGCTCTAAATGCACATCGTCGATTGATGCCATCCTTTGCCATTCTCGCACCCCTACATATATGGTCATTGTTTGTATCAGTCAAATCTCTCAATAGCAAGTCTAAGGGAATAGCATGTACTTTTGATATATCTTCGAGTTTCTTATTCAGTCTTTCAGTATAATTCTGATTCACTTCTTCATCCACCATCTCGTAAATATGTTCATTAATCGCATCATCAATCATTTCGGGAAGTTGGTCATGAATCAACTTCCTAATATTTTCAATGACAATCCTTGTAATTTTATTTTTACCTGTCATGTCTTGTCTTACTATTCTATTGCGTGTAACTTTTAAATAGGTCTTCAACAGAATTCTGTTTTTGTCTAAACAATTTGATGCGATCTCGTAATTCCACCACTTTACCTTCATCACTGATATTATTCTTTTGACATTCCTCGATAAGTTGTTCCCTTTTCATCGTACTCAATGCTGGTCCAGTGACTTTCTTTGGGGGTTTGTATTTTTCTATAATTTCACCAAAGATTTCCTGCTTTGTATTCCCAAAGAGGGGATCGAGAAGATCACATACCGGATTCAGGAACTTATTCACAAAGTAGTAGTGATAATCAACTGGAATGTTATTCTCTTCTACATACTTGGGGTCTTCCGATTTTTCAAAAGCCTTCGCCCTTGGGTTATCTGTTTTTGTAAGAATATAGGGTACCCGGTCACCAGATTGTGGTTCTGATCCAGGTTTTCGTTGTCTCATCTTGTTTACAACCTGCACATGTGCTTGATTGATATTGATACTTTCGGGGCTAGTAATAGAAACATTCTTCCCACCAACTTTATAACTGTCAGAGAGACCTTGACTTAAAATAAGTTGGTCATTTGAAATTTCACCACCTAGAAGTTCATTAGCGCGTTTCCTCGCCAAGTCCATTGGTGGACCTGTATCACCAGATGTTAAAATAACATCCAATAGTTCCTTACATACTTCTCTCATGTGGGGTGTATTATCCCTTCGAACAAGTTGAAGACCCTTGACGTCTACATAATCCATGTTCATATTCCCATCTTTCCCTTTCGTCCACAGCTTTGCAGCGTATCTCTTTTTCGAGTAGAGAAAATACGGCCAGTATACTTTCTCAAGTTCTAGGTTATTTGGTTTTTTGAAAAGAGCACTACACTCTTCCGCTGCCCTCTCACCAATCTCCCAACTATACTCGATAGCTTCTATACCTTTGCGGTCCCCAACATCAAACTCGACCATAACGGAATCCGTGTCACCGTACCTCACCTTTGCACCAGGGAAGTTCGCCTCAACATATGTCTTAGTCTCTTCAATCATACCACGACCCCTACATGTTGTAGTAGATGCGATTGGAACACATGGAAGAATACCTTTACCTGCACCAGTAAAACCATACACAGAGTTCATTGAAACTTTATACGCCAACTGTTTACCATTGTACACCTCTTTCATAGAACCCGTCGCAGCTGCCATATCTCTTTTAGCTTTTTTACGAAATTGTTTAAGCTCATCGAGAATCGCTGGTAAGAGACTAGGTACATCTTGTGCAAACTTATACGTTTTATCACCAATGTCAAACGTTTCATAAGTAATCCCAGGGATATTCCCATATTTCCTCTCATCCATCACATACGTCGAATAACACAGGTTATGCGCCATCATTATAGACGGATACAGAGCCTCAAAATCTAGGGCTGTAATTGGTGTATAATATGCACCCTTTTGTGCCTCTAAAACTGTAGCCCCCTCGTATTGTTCTTCAGGGAGAGAACCATACTTAATCGTTGGTACCATATACCCCAACTCCCTAGCCTTTTTGGTTAATTGACTAAACACCTTAATTTGCTGACCCCTTTCAACGAGAAAGGATACAGGTACCCAAGTGGCTTTAGCCATCTCTACGAGGTTTAACAAGGTGCATAGTTTTTTCATGAGTTTGTGTGGTAAAAGTGTATCCTTGATACAGTATTCAGCAACCTCTCTCAGTTTTACGGGGTCACCTTCTAGAAAACGAGCAAACATTTCTTTGGGTGTCATGTCAATCTTTTGGTCACCCAAATACAATTTTGAAACATTGTTCAGACTGTATGAATCCAACTTGTACCCTTTTTTTACTTCATGGAACAGGTCGAAAATGAAACGTCCAGCCATGGGTAAAAGCTTCAGATAGTTATCACCCAGTGCACTTGAGCTCAACTGTTTCAAAACTAAATGACACTCAGTATCGTTGAGTTTACCAAGCTGATAAAATTCAACTCCACATCCAACCATAGCAGCACGTTTGTAAATATATTCAAGATCAAATCCAAATATATTCCACCCAGTCATAATATCAATATCTTTCTCATTTAGATACCTTTTAAACGCTAGAAGCATTTCTCTTTCAGTATCAAAACTGATAATATTTGAACCTTCTATGTTTTTGTCAGTTTTTTTAAAACACAAACAGGTCTTGTCGTATGGTTCATCACTACCAAATTTACATAAGGAAATTGCTATTTGAAAACATGCATCATCAGGCACGTTTGGATCGGGAAATTTACCAGTAGAACTATTACACTCAATATCAAATGATGCTACAACAAACGGTGCCATATCATCACGTTCGACTGGTTTCAATGTTGACCATTCATTACACCACAGGTCAATGTCAGTCTTGGAAAGATGTGACCGAACACAATTATCACCAGTATCTAACCAACCCGTGGATTGAATACCAGTCCTATGCATCAATCTCAGGACAGGGTCAAGATTTGATTCATATACGTGGTAATTTCGAAATTCCTTGTTATACATGAAAATTGAGTTAACCTTTCGTCTATGCTCTAGTGATTTGAAATTGAGATGCATGAAATGGAATTCCTCGTTATTTTGGAAACCCCAAACATCCTTCTGTTTTGTCAAACTATATCCCGTCACGTGGTCTCTCTTCAACCTGTTTATGTCATCATACAGACGCTTAACGTCCTGTTGTGTTGTACCCTTCGGAAGTTTTACAAAGAAATATGGATCGAATGTTGTAGTTACACAGACCGACTTACCCGCCTCAGTCTTACCAAATATACTGATATGATGTTCACCTTCAACATCTCGTGCTTCCCATGTCAGAGCTTGGAATACTACCATATGTATACTATGAGCCAAAATTTTAATATCGTTTATTAATAAATGTCAGCTGCTTTGATTGAACTTGTTTCGGTAGGAGCCCAGGATGTATACATCACAGGTGATCCCCAAGTCAGTTTCTTCCGTCAAAACTACAAACGTTATACCAACTTCGCCATGAAGCCTGAGCGTATGGATTACATCGGTACCTTTGGTGCTAACAACGAAATCGCAATTCCTATTCGTTCCAAGGGTGACCTCATGAGCTATATCTGGATCGAAGATACCCTCGTTTCTAACGTGCAAGATAACCCAGACGGTCTTTTTTCTTCCACTGCCTCTACCCCAACTGAGTTTGCATTGTGGATTGGTGGCCAAAAGGTATCCCAACTCGATTCCCTCTTTATTCAGGGTGTACACAACCCCCTCTTGCGTGATAGCCAAGCGAAGTCGTCGATGTGTGCCTCGACTGCGACCCTGAAGTCTAACCATGGTGGTGACCATTACATGATCCCTTTCTTCTTTGGTGAGGATTACACTAAGTGCCTACCCCTCGTGGCGCTCCAGTACCACGATGTTGAGATTCGCATCAAGTGCCGTGATGGATACACCCCCGTTGGTACTCCCAAAATTTGGGGTAACTATGTGTATTTAGACACCGATGAACGTAAGTACTTCACTGATACCGAACATGAGATTCTCTTTACTCAGACCCAACATCAACTCGCGACCAAGACTGATACTGATATCGACATCAGTTATTTCAACCACCCCGTTAAGTCTCTCCACCTGGTCTCTGGTAACACCACTGCAGGTGCCGATTGGGACACAGCCTTTACTTTCGATAAGTCTTCCCTTTACATCAATGGTACAACTCTGTTCGAAGAAACTTCGTCCCTGTACCACCACACGGTCGTGCCAGAAATGCACAGCACCGACCTCCCCGATGATGTTCTCGAAGATTTGCCCACTTACACTTGGCCATTCTGCATCAATTTGAGCAAGATGCAACCCACTGGTACCCTAAACTTCTCACGTATCGATAACGCCAAACTCACCCTTGTAAACCCCTCAGGTGGTAACGCCCTCCACCGGGTCTACGCGGTCAACTATAACATCCTTCGTATCAAGGATGGTATGGCTGGTGTCGCATTTGGTAACTAAACCAAACCTAAGTCCTAGGTATTTAACTTTAAAATCACGTAAAAAATGGTAAAGACGAAAGTTCGTAAAACACCTACTCTTGACGCTGTTCGTGGAGTGAAGTCTCATATTGGTGAGCTTCTTTCACAAATCAAACAAGGTCAAAAGTGGAAAAGGAAATATAAAAAATTGAAAAAAAGAATTACACAATTCGAACCTAAAAAGGTAGTAGTGAAAGATGATGTCCGTAAAAAACGTATTTATACTATTGCGATTTCCATGTTACAAACACTTGGAATACATGAGATGGATTTGTTGTTTCGCATGACCGAGATCGCCGAGAGGGCTGCAAATTGTCCCGAACTCATGTCCAGACACGCAAAAACTATTGCAGCAGGGGCTCTACACGCATGTGTTAAACCTGAATTGAACAAGAGATTCATGCAAGAGAAGATTGGTGTTTCTATACCCACAATTGGTCAAGTATCCAAAATTATTAACCTTATTTAATAGTAATATGATTCCACTTGTATTTATCGGTGGTCTCGCCGCTCTCACAGCCTACACATATTATGGTCAGAATCTCGTGTCCTCCCAGGAAGCCAAGAGACTCATTAAGGATGGTAAAATAAAGAGGGTTATCGATGTTCGTACCACCTTGGAATATCGCACAGGACATTACCCTAGAGCGCTTCATATCCCTGTTGATAAGATGAACGAAAAGACCACCACAGAACTCCCTAGAAGGGGATTACTCGTCTATTGCAACACTGGGCAAAGGGCCAGATTTGCAGCAGAGAAATTAGAAAGTCTTGGGTTCAAGGATGTGTACTACATCGCTGGACTTTACACCAGTTTACTTTAGAATGTACTTAGTTTTTAATAATCTATCAAGTCTCAATTTTTCCTTATTCATGAAAATTGTCAGTTGCATAACTTCACCTTCCAAAGTCACTAGTCCATGTGTGGACTTTTGATACTTTGCTATTTGGTCAACCCTAACAAGATCAACCGGTGACATCTTTGTCTTTGGTACCTTACTATGGTAGACAGCAAGAACCGCAGCATCCCTTTTCGTCTCCCTTGGTAGTTGGTCTCCTTGATGACACACTACTACATGTGCACCTGGACATCCGGATACATGCATCCACCAGTGTTTGGGGTCACTCGTCATTGACAGTTCATCATTCTCTTTAGCAGATTCACCAACTCGGATAGTAATAGAGTCAATGGATTCATATATCTTCATATGAGTTAATAATACTAAAACTTTATCTTGAATAAATTTAATGCATGTCGTATTACAACCCAGTCCTTCTATTACCCACAAGTATAGAGTAACCTTACCAAATAAGAGAGCTATAGACTTTGGTCAGACAGGGGTCCAGTATTTCCCAGACCATCGTAATCCCCGTCTTATGCGCGCACAACTTCTTAGGAAAGGGGCTATCATTCCTAAGGAGCTGCGAATAGAGAGAGATCAGTATGAGATACAAAAGGGGATGTTGAAAATTAAAGAAAGTTCGGAAGACTTCTTCAGGGCCGAATATTGGGAGAGATGGGTATTACACACTTACCCTAATGTGGATAAGGCTAAATTGTATATGACTATGAGTCAAGGTATACTTTTCATGCCTACACCCGAAGACCTATGGTTTACTAATTGCCGGTAGAACCGAAACCACCTGAACCCCTATCAGTATCCTCGACGATACTAATCTCCTCAATGGGTGGCGTTTCACAACGCTCTAGAATGAGTTGTGCAATTCTATCACCCTTCTTGATTTCAAAGTCTTTCTCTCCATGGTTGAACAAGATAACTTTGATTTCACCTGTATAATCTGGGTCAATGACACCCGCACCAACATTGATGCAGTGCTTTGCGGCTAACCCCGAGCGGGGAGCTACACGACCGTATACACCTGGTGGAAGAACCACAGTTATTCCAGTTCCCACGATTGCTCTTCCAGCCTGGCTAGGAACCATGGCATCCTCGGAGCTATATAAATCATATCCCACAGAATGATCAGACCCACGAGTAGGCACAATAGCATCGTAACAGAGCTTCTTGACCCCGAGGGACATCTACTTTTATCACACCTCACATCCTTAAGTCTGTGAGCATCTGTAGTATCGTCTCATGACCCTTCAGTGTAGCGTTAAATAGTGGTGTCATACCTCTATATGACGCCTTGTTGGTGTCCGCACCCGCCTCAATCAGTATCCTCACCGTTGTCTCGTGACCGTATTCAATGGCTAGTAACAACGGTGTCCACCCAATATCATCAGTCTTGTTAATATCCACATTCGATGCGATTAGAGCCTTCACTACCCCATCATGACCATTTTGGGCGGACATATGTAGTGGTGTCGAACCATTATGATTACACATATTGATGTCAGCACCCGCCTCGATCAATGCTAGTACATCTTGCATATGACCGAATTGGGCGGCGATTAATATACCTAATTGCATCATATTTATAATACGTCTAACATCCTTAAGTTGATGGTTGACCAAATCTAGGAGATATTCGTTCCTTCATTACAAATTGTAATATCTCATACTTACTTCGCGTACTTCTTCTTCTCGTCGTCGGTGAGAGCTCTCCACATCTCCCCTAGTTTTTTACCAGTGTCGGTAAATGTGATGTCAGGGTTCTCCTTGGTAATCTCGGGTCGCGTCTTCTTGCAAAACATCATGTACGCATTGGGTGCACGCTTGGGTTTAGCTTTTTCGTCTTTAGTCATTCTAATTATGGATTAGATTTAAATCTTAAAGCTGGGTTCTTCTTCGAATAGGTGAGGGCACAAATACCACAACTGAAAATATTTATGAAATACTGACACCCAAGAATATGTAATTTCGTGTACATACTCTCATATGCATAAAAAGAGGACAAATACAATGTCATACACGACTCATACCCCACCCGAATCAATAGATTTGATGCGTGATACATATCATTTATTGTGGGATATATGAAACTCGTTCTAGGTGTAAGTCTTCGAATAGTGAGTAGAGATGTATCAATTTCAACTATACCCACGAGACCAA